CATCCGTTGGTTTGTTCTCGATGCTTTGAATCCATCCGGATTGCGAGAATCGACCGCTTGATGCTTTGACCTTGTCGAACTGATTGTTCTGCGACAAATTTATAAAATCGCAGAATGATTGTGGATATTCAAATTCGATTTCTATCGGTTTGAACAAATATGGCCTTGCCCATTCATTCATCATGCTCAAGGTGATGTCACCTCGCTCCGATAGGTTGACATCACCGAAGACCTCGATGCACTCCTCCTTCTCCGCAGTCCCGGTGATTCGTGATTCGTAATCGATGAAATATTCCCCGGTCTGAAATCGCATTACCGGAGTGAGCAATCCGTATGTGTGCATCCCGGTCACTTTCCAATGGCGATATGCGATTCGTGCCGGAGTGTGATAAATATTGTAAATCCGTTTCGCCAATGCGCTCGAAAATGAGATGAAGTCCGAGTTCATGCTGATGGTGGCCGGAGGGAATGTTGCACTCCCGGTTTCCTCCGGGTAACCATATCCGGAATCGACCAAGTTGGAAATGAAAATTGGCTCACGATTCATCCAAATCAAGAACCAATCGTAATCATTCGGTCGGTCGCTTGAACCCGGAGAATCCTCGTTGTTGAGAAATGACAATCGCCTCAAGAACTCAATCGTGTTGCCTTCGCAAATCAAATCGGTGGTGAGGTCAAGGTCGGCCGTTGTGCCATCCCTCGTGGCCTTATTATTGATTGAGTATGTTCTCGATGTATGGATGGCGAAAATGCCGGAAATTGCGATGTTCTTCCATCGGTCACCGAATCCAACCTTGATTTGATTGACCAACTTGTCGCTCATCGCTCTCTGTGTAATCTCGCCAATGTTGGTCGGTTCGAGAGCGACTTCGTTTTTGTAGAAGTATTCAAGAGACTCGACTCGAATCTTCCATCCGATTGTGGTCTTCTCGTAACTCCATCCGAGGCAGAAGACCGAATTCAATGAATTGAACAAGTCCTCGAATGTCATGGTCATTTGTGGTTGAATCCCTTGGTTCGGGTCAGAGCCATTGCGAATCTGAATTCCGGTGGTCAAGAAGTTGTTGAAATAGCAACCATCGAGAACCGGGTTGAATGTATCGCTCAAGAGACCTTGAGGGTCTCCGGTCATCAAGTAAATCAATCGGGTCAGCGCATCGAAAACAAGGAGACCATCGCATGGAGATGCGAATTGCTCACCAACATTGACCTCGGTCAACTTGAACGCAGTCTCATCCGGGAAGTCATAAAATGTGGTACATTGTGGAATATTCAGACCTCCGGATGCACCGAAATCATCCATGTACATCCGAATCTGAAATGACCATCCGGCCTCAAGTGTGAGCGGTGTGTCAAAATTGAATGTGGATGTCTGCTCGTATGGATAACCATCCGGATTGCCTTGATACCAAATCTCTCCGGTGAATCCGATTGGGATATTGGTCACAATGTTGTGCGCTGCATTCCGGATGATGATGTCACAATACAACCCGATTCTCCATGTATCAAAAGACACCGGAGGATTGTAAACTGATTCATTTCTCACTCGGATTCTGATGCTCCCGGTGATTTGGAATGTCCTCGTATATGTGGTATTGTTTTGAAAGTTGACATTTGTGTTGGTAAAATTGAACCCATCCACATCAATGCTGCTGCCATAGTTGTCCTTGTAATCGCTCGACCCCCAATAAAATGGGCAGACATGGAATCGACCATTTGAATCATTGAAAGTTTGCGTTTCTGCGAGTTGCTTGGCAGACCCATTGAGGATGAAGTTCTGCGAGTGCAGTCTGACCCGACTCAACCCGGTCGAGATGGTCAATGCCGGGATGGTCTGACCATCGAGGTCTTTTGTATTGAATAAATCAATATCAGTCCCCATTCGTGCTTTGAACTTCTCCCGGAAGTTGTCCTCGATGATGCCAACCGAAACAACCCACGAGTCGGTGTCGCAGACATTGGTCTCATCGTACAATGCGAAGTTGACTTGTCCGATGAACTCGTAAGGTTGACCATTTACGAATTGGTCTGAGACAATCCGGAATTTGACCGATGCATTGATGAAATATGTGTCATAAATGTCTTTCAAAAATCTCGCTCCCTCTCCGTAGAATTGGACATCGCTCGAAAATACTTGGTCGATGCCATTGGTCTCCATGCGCTGCGCTCGGAAGACAATCGCATCCCATCCAATCGGTTCTTCGACTTCGTTATTGTTCAGAAAAAAACTCCATGCCATATCAGTTTCCGGGGAATCGTGAGTTCAGAATTTTGGTTGCTCTCCGTGGTGTGCGAATATACTTCTCGAATCCTCGCTCATCCATGTTGATTTGGTGAATCGGTAGCGACTTGAGGATGCCTCCGATTTCGGTGATTCCCGAAATCATTGGCTCGAATCCATTCCCGGAGGATGCTCTGCTCATGTTGGATGCATAGAACAATTCCTTCCGCAATTCGTGGTTCGGAATTACTTCCGCTCCTCTCGGTAGGTCAACGAGAGTCGCAGTCGGTGGTGTGTAGTAAACCTTCCCGGACTTGGTCACAACTCGCTCAACACCTTTTTCACCCACCATGGCGAGACCTCCCTTGTGCGGAGTTCCTTGAGTACCTTCTGCGAACTCCGGAATCGGTTGTGCGAGGATGAACGCAATCTGCGCTGCTTGTGCTGCCACCGCAGCGAGAGCGAGAGGAATGGTGAATATCTCTGCACCATACTTGGCGATGATTGGTGCGGTCTGAAACACTACTTCTGCGACTGCTGAAACCTTCTGCGCTTCGAATTGTTTTCGCCTTATTTCTCGCTCCTCGTTGCGTTGCTTTTCCCGGACTTCGGTCAATTTCTGCTTGTTGTCCCCGGCCAATCGCTCCTCCTCCGCATATCGTGCTTGAGTCGCATCAAGTTCAGCAGCGAGATTCTGCTGATACAAGTTCATCGCTCCGTTGAAAACCGATTGAATGTGTTCACCCCATGCCGACACGAGGTCTGCTCGTTCTTGATTTCCCTCCTTGTCGATTTTCGTGAGTTCACTCTGCAATGCCTTGTTTTTCGCAATCAATGCTTGATTCTGAGAGTCAACGGCAGCAAGAGCATCGGCATTTCCTTCATTCATGAACTTCTCATTCACGGCCATGGTCTCCTCGTTGGCCTTGATTTCTGATTCAATCTTCTTTTTGCGCTTGGTTGACTCCCATACATCCATCGCATCAATCTCCGATTCACGAATGCTCATTCTGTCATCAACGGCCTTGAGTTCGTTCTGATATGCTTCATCTTGTGCCTTCTGTTCTGCTATCGTGACTTTCGCCAATTCTTTGATTCGCACATCAACGGCAGCGGTCGGAATCTCTCCTTGAACTGCACCGAGTTGCGCTCTTTCGACCATGATTCCTTTTTGAAATTCCCCGGCAAGTTTTGGTTCTTTTTTGGCATACTTCTCCCGGAGCGCAATGAGGTCTTGGAGATATTTCTCCTCGATTTTCAACTTTTCCTCTGCCTTGGTGGCTGCATCCTTCTTGGATGCCTCAAGTTCGATGTTTGATGCTTTTTGCTCTTCCTCAATCCGTGTTTTCTCCGCATCGAAGTCCTTTTTCAATTTGGCGAGTCTCTCTCGCTCGGCCGTTTCTGCTGCGGTCTTGGATGCCTTCCTTCTCTTTTCTGCATCTGCTTTTTGCGATGATTCGAGAATCCGAGACTTGGCTGCATCGGCATCTTTTTGCGCTTTCACCTCCCCCATCAAGACACCTCTGCGGACATTGGCATATTCAAGTTCTTGCTTTTTCATCGGGTCTGTTCGTGCATATCCGGTGGTGACCGCATTGAACAATGCATCATATGATGCCGTGGTTTGTTGCAATGCTCTCCGGGCAGCATCAGCACGAGTCACCTCTTCTGCCTTGACCCCTCGCTCCTTTGCAATCAGAGTTTGCATCTGAGCAATCTCAACTTCCGCATTGTAGGCAATGTTCTTCTTTGTGTTTTCCTTCTGTTTGGCCGTGTATGCATCAGACCCCATGGTCGCTTTGTCCCACAGACCGCCAATTGCATCATCCCAATAATTGAACGAATCAAAAGTGTACTTGAGCAGCGGAGCAACGATTCCGGATGCCTCCTTTGCGTTTCCCTTCAACTTGTTGAAAAATCGCTCCATGGATGCGCTGAGAGAGTCGGTCATCTCGACCATACTTGCACCGAATGTCTGCTTCATCTGCAATGCGAGAAGAGGCAACACATCCTTCGACATGACTCCTCCGGAGGCAATCATCTTGTTCAGTTCTTGCTCGGAAACTCCAATCGCTTGAGCAGTCATGGTGAACGCACCGGGGATGGCCTCGGAAAGTTGTCCTCGCAATTCTTCGGCAGACAAAGTTCCCTTCGAGAGTGCTTGTTGCAATGCTCTGAATGCGTTCTCGGTTTGCTCCGTACTGAGACCCATGGCTCTCGATGCCATCATCACCGACTTGAATTGGTCATTGGTGGCATCAAGTGATTGTCCGGCCAAGACTGCTGCCGATGCGAAGTTCTTGTACGATGAGGATGCAACATCGACATTGATGCCCATGTTGTTCGCCAATGTCTTGATTTCATCGAATTGCTTTGCTGCACCCTCTGATGACCCGGTCAGAAACTTGAACTGAGCATTCAGCGATTCGACCTTCGCACCCATCTCAGCCATCGCCATTGTGGTGTCATAAACTTGTTTCGCAATGAGAAAGCGACCTCCCAATTTGAGCATCCCGGACAACTGACCAATGAGGTCAGCACCTCCTCCTCCTTTCGCTGCTGCTGCACCACCACCGACTTTTGATGCTTGGCTCTGAACTGAACCGAGTTGTCGCTGAAATGCTGCTGCTGCTGCTTGATTCCTCCTCAATTGAGATTCGACTCCGGAGAACCCGGCAGATGCTTGATTCCCGGCTCTCACCGCTGCTGCTCCGGCCTCCCGGAGTTGAGTTGTGAATCCTCTGACTGCCGATTGATTTTTATTGATGGCAGCACCGAATCTCGTGGCAGCATTGGTGGCCTTGTCGAGACCATCAACCACCGGAGCAGTTCCGGACTTCCCGGATGCTGCCGTATCTCTGAGATTCGCTTGGAACTTGTCGAGTGCTGCGTTGGCTTGTTGCTCCTCCTTGGTCAGTTTGTCGAATTCTGCCGTGGCCTTCGCCAACTCGGAAGAATCAACAACATATTTGATTTTTACCTCATTCAGCATGATTTGATGCGTTTCGGCAAAAGTAAAGAAAAAAGGTCGGTGATGTCCGACCCATTATTTGCTCAACTTCCGGGTTGATTCCCGGAGTCTTGAGTTCTCCTTCTTCAACTCATTCAACCATGTTGAATAAATCAAGTAATATTCGTAGATTGGTTTTTCGACCAAGCATTTAATCCGGTGAGGGTCTCCATCTCCGAAATGATAGATTTCGACAAATCTGCGCCTAAACTCTCGGTGGATATATGTGAAGTAATATGACTGATTGTGTTCAGCATCCTTTTTGTTTCTGCCTCCAAAAAGGTCGGAAAATTCTGACTGAATTCTCGCAAAGAGGGATTGAATTCGCTCTCCGGCAGATTCAAAAAAAAACCGGGGATGTCATTGTGTTCCATCCAATGCTTCATCTTCTGCTGATTGTATGGGTACTGATAATCGAGCGGATTCTCGGTCTCATCGAAGTACATCACCGATGCCAACTTGAATGTCCGGGTCAGCGAGAATGACATCGACAACTGCTCCTTGAGTCGGTTCGCCATGATTCCGATTTCGTACAACTTCTTGTCCGATGGTGTGCGCTGATTGATGACCATGGCGATGAGTGCTTCGTTCCACGATTGCAGAACTGCCGGGTTGATTTGCCACAACTCCTCCGTGAGAATGTCACGAGCAGCGACCGCTCGTTGGAATGGTATGTTGACATCGGCCGAGAATCGGAAGTAGTTGATGCCTCCGGATGTGAATGCGAATTCGATTTGGTCATGTCTCTCCTTCGGTGCGATGCCGTTGTACCTTGGCAATGGAGGGAATCCCGGATGACCTATTTTACCGGAGGGATAAGAAATCGAATCGTTGCGAAATTTAGACCTAAACCAAGAAAGCATAAAAACCAATCGGTGTCATAGATGAAGAGAAAATTGATGGCGAGATACTGCCAAGGTGCGGAGCAATATGGGCATTCACCCAATGGTTTCGCCATCACTTCCGGGAGTCTCTGCAATTGGCAGAGATACCACCGCCCAACCGGATGGTCTTCCATCAGAAAATTGAATAAGTAGGACAACATTGCGCTCATCATCGCAATCATTGCTTGGCATAATAATGCAGCAGCCTCTCCTTCCCTTGCCACAAGATGCAGAATATTCATGTTCTTCCATTTTAGTATACGATTATTATTGAAGTGTCTGATGTCTGACCGGAAACAAGTTGAAAGATGACCGATGTCACCGGGTCTCCGGATGATTGCAACTCAAGAATCTCGTTGGTCACCGGGTTGAACAAGATGACCTCGTACATCGGTGATGCGTAACCATTCATAAATTTTGGAGGCATATCTCCGGTTATGTCCACCACGGCAAATCCATCGACCACATCGGAAATCATGTCGAGAGTGATGTTGCCTTTCACGATGCGAACCACCACGGACTCCTCGGTGTATGTGGCCGGGACTTTCACGGCCATCGCTTCCGGGCATCCGATGAATGGAGCGCAGATGCGAAAACTATTCTTGCAACAATTTTCCATCGAACTTTTGTAAGTTGTAATCCCCGGCAATTTCGGAAAAATTTCCGAAAGAAAAATATCGCCAACAATCGAGTGCGTGAGATTTATCCGGGTTCTTGTTCTTCCATGGGTCAAGACTCAATCTGCGGTCAACCTTGGCCTCCTTGAGGTCAACGATGAGGTCTCGGCAGTTCGCTTTACTGATTTGAACCTTGCATTTCGAAAAGACCAATGTGTCCACGATTCTTGTGTTCAGATGGCTCGGTGCTGAGCGCATGATTGCCATGACATTGTCCGGTAGGTTCATGTAGTTCACGATGAGTTGATAGGCCGAGACATTGCCTCTCGTGGTTGCGCTCCGGGAGTTTCCGGCCGGGTCTCCATGGATGATGAATCGCCTCTCCGGGTAGTCGGCCTTGATGGTCTCGCAGAGGTCACCGAGGTCTCCGATGCGATACACCTTGAGGACATTGATGGTCGCATAGTGCTTGTGACCGGGTTGATTCTTGGAATATTGAGCCACGATGCAAGTATTGGTCACATTGAAGTCGAACGAGAGATGGATGTTGAACGATGGATGCGCTTTGATTTCCCCATCGACCACATGGAGCGACTCATCGAATGCCTTGGCATAAAGGGATTCCCTATCCCAAACTCCCCAATTTCCGTTCGCATACACATCCCAATATGTGAAGTCAATCTCCTTGAGTGCTTCCATCCGCACCGGGTACTCTGCATCGAGGAACTGCAACGAGTCCCGGTAGGTTGAATGCGAGATGAGAATCTTGTCTCGCTCAAGTTCCGGAGGAGAATCGAAGAATCGCTCCTTAATCCAATGCGAGTCAGAGACCGGGTTGAATGTGAGGAAGAATCGTTTCGGATGCTTCGAGACACCACGGAGTCGGAGAGTGACTTGAATGTAGTCCTCTTTCGTGAACTCAGTCGCTTCCTCAATCCAAATGAATTTCGCTTGAGTGAGCGACTTCAACTTCTCCGGGTTATCAACTCCCATCATGATGATGCGATTCGTGCCGTATCGAATCTCGAACAATCCATCCAAGCACCGAACGAGACCATCGAGTCCCCATTCTGAAATCTTGTTCTTAAAATCGCCAT